GCGAATTTCTCAAGGTTCGGGCAAAGAGAACCAAGCAGTTAGAACGTATTAGAAACGCAAAGGCTTTACCCGATGCGCTATGGGGAGAAACAGGAAACAAGAAGATTCCTGTAAGAATGTGGCGAAACCGTATGTATCGAGCCGAAGATTACGAAGCTCTTGAAAAAGGCATTGGAAACCTTTCAGGTAAAGGCGGTGACTGGCAAAGGCATATAGGAAGAGTTGTAGATGTTTCGAGATGGCTTCAGTCTAACGGTGACTTCGGTGCACCATTTATACAGGGGCTTCCTCTGCTTTTTAAAAATCCTGATGTATGGGTTCCTGCCATGCTTAAAAGTTTTCAGGCATGGTTAATGCCTGCGACTCAGGCAAGATTTGTCAGGCAAAATATCGGTGATCTAAGGGAGATGGCAGCTTATGGCGTACCTCTTGGCGATGTTGAGTTTTTCGCAGCCCTTCAAAAAGGAAGAGGCTTGCCGATAGGAAAGGTTGTAGATTTCCTTCCTAAAGAAGAAGGCGTGACGTTCTTCGGTAAAGTGGTGGGAGAAGAAATACTCACCGATAAAACAATTCGTGAAGGAGTTTTAAAAACAGGACGGGCAGGTGAAGCTGTAAGAGAAGGTGCTCAATATGTTTTGGGACAGCAACTTGCCGGTAGATTTCAGAATTCGTATTCATCCTTTCTTGCTATCGCAAGAGGCCTGATGTGGAAGAGTATGAAGACCAGTTGGACTGAAAGCACAAGACCTGGAAATACCCTTGATGAGCTCGCCTCATATCTCAGGAATTTAACTGGCGGTCTTGATTCAAAGGCACTTGGGGTTTCTGCTTCACAGAGAGAGGTCGAGGGAGCGTGGATGGCTTTCTCTCCCAGACTCCTGAGATCCACGGTTGCCCTTGTTGCGGATGCGATCAGGTTTGTTCCTGCGGAAATTGGCAGAGCAGGTGGTGGACAGGGCGCAACTGTCAAGCAGACAGAAGCTATGAAATCTCTCGCAACAATGCTTATGGGAATTCACGGTCTGTATATTACCGCAGAAGTAGCGAGTGGCAGGGCAAAAGGATGGAGTCAGGAACGAATCGAAAATGAAGTTGCAAGAGGATTAAATCCTTTGAGTGGTGGAGGTTATCTAAGCATAGAAGTAGACGGACAGTTCTACGGGGTGGGTGGACAGGTACGGGCTATCACTCAGCTTATGGGAGCGGTTACGGCTGCCGCTGCACCAGGTGGCCCACCATTAGAAGACTTGCTTGCAAATACCTCAAGAGATAATCCCATGCTGCAATACCTTAGTTACAGGGGTGCGATTTTGCCAGGTGTGACCAGAGGTTTTATAGAAGCGTATACAGATATTGACGCTTTGCCTTTTGACAATGTTGATGGAACTATAGATCTTACAAAACATATTCTTTCGTCCTCTTTCCCTTTTGCTGTTCAGGGGTTTATGGAAGGAGACACGGCTCCAGGTGTGGCAATAGGACAGTTAGGATTTAGGTCGAGACCCTTGCAACCCCGTGATATCGAGGAGAAATTAACGAAGGAAGCATTCTATAAAATGTCTCCCGAAGACCTTGCATACTATGACCATACAGCCGGCGACTGGCCTGATAACTGGAAGAAAAATCTTAGCAGCGAATTGCGAGCAAAGATTATCGAGGAAAGCCCTGAGATTCAAAAAGCACGGGAAGATAATCTCGAATTACAACTGGAGATGGGTAGCGAGTACGGCCAATATCAGTCAGAACGTAACGATATAAGAACAGAACGTGACACAAATATCACTAATGCTTACGAGCAACTTGGTGTCGGAAAAGATTTAAGAGAAGTCATTGATGGCCATATGACCAAATATGGAATCAGGATGAAAGATCATAATAGCAAATATGAAGAACTAATGGCTGACTTTGAGGAGTCTGATCCCACAGAACATCCCTATAACAGGGCCAAAGATATTTATTTTGAAGTTCTTTACAACGAAGAACTCCCTCTGGAAAACCCTGCCACAGGCGAGTTTAACTACACAGAATACGAATCACGACTTGAAGCATTAAGGGAAGATCCTGATGTGGGGCCTTATCTCAAAGATATTGAAAAAGAAATAGCACAGAATCAACCACCTATTCTTCAGGAATTAAAACATGACAGGGAGTATTTAAAACCCTACTGGGAAATAACTGACAACGTGGTTGAGAATAAGGGGTTCACTGAAAAATGGGAAATTTACCAGTCTAAAAGCCCTGAAGAAAAAAGAACTATGAAAGAAGGTGCTGTCGATACATTGGACTGGAGCAGCAGAGATGCACGAAGAGTCCGCATGATTGAGAAAGAAATAAGGGATAAAAAAGTAGCAAAGCGAAAGGAAGACGGTAATATCGATGCGCTTCTTTGGAAGTGGGATTATGTTTCTGATTTTGAAAACAGGTATTTAAGAGCCATAAAACGTGGTATTAAAAGAGCTCAGAATGGAATCATTTCTGATAAAAGAGCTATTAATGAGTTCATTACATTACCCAGATATCAGGCAGGACGATAATGGTCACAGCAAGAAAGCAGGGAGTAAGGTGTCCCCACTGTAACAAGAAGATCGGGGATAAGCTAAATGGCACACTACATCTTGTGTGTCCCCGATGCAAACGACAGCTTATGTTGAGCTCAGATGGCCAACGTGTTGACATAAGGGAGATTGGTTTCTAGAATTTAGAAGTAACCGCCATAAAACCAAGCAGTGCGCTTCGCCGCCGAGACATATGTTCTCAGGCGGTTTTTTATTAAGAGGTGTACTTTGGTTTTACAAAATGGTGTTTCGGGATTCGAGACCCCGAATGAACCTACAAATGCAGCGGTAAACGTAGATGGCAATCTTGCCCCCGAAACAGAACAGGCTACTAACTTAGCGGTTGTACCCCCTTCTGTGTCGGATGAGCAACCTCCCAGTATCGAGACTCTGCAAACGCAAATAGCGGATTTACAGGCCCAAGCTCAGAAGAGAGAAAACGACATGAAGGCCCTTGAAGGCAGGCTTCGGACTGCCCGAACAGAACCTTCTGGATACGATGACCTCAATGACAAGCTCGATACCCTCGTAGATACCGTTGGAGCGTTAATTCGCCATCAGGGCACTCAGGACCAGGAAGCCTACATGGAAGATCTTCAGAAGGTTGAGGCTAATGCTCACAACCGAAGGGAGAACAACTCTTTCACTAGAGCTACAGAACAGATGATTTCTGAAATTACCAGCACGGTGGATGACTCAGGACTTGATCTTGCGACATCACCTGAACTGGCAGCATTCAGAGAACTCTGGGGACCTGCTTTTGAGCAAAAAGACCTTGGCGGCATATATCGGGCTCATGCGGAATTTAACCGTGCTGTAGCCCAGTACGAAAAAGACCGGCGACTTAGCAGGGAAGAAGAGTTGCAGAGACAGGCTGATGAAAGGGTGAAAAGAGAATTGGAAGCGGCAGGAATCAACAGCCTTGAATCTGACAGCACACCAATGCCTTCTTCAATGAACGCAAACTCCCTGCTGGAAAGGATGGGAAATAGTGATGTGTCGGTCTCAACGGATGAAATTAAGCAGGCGCATGAACTGCTCAAGCAGCAGGGAATACGCATATAAATCTGGGAGGATTTAGGAAATGGCCGTAGGAAATACTATTACGGATTCATTAGCAGATTCCATTCCCACGATGATAGCTTCGGCAAGAATCGTGAGGGAATTTGCAGGCGTTATGCCTAACCTCGTTGATCGCCAAAGATTAGACGAGAATACAGGAACAGTCTGGAATGAAGTTTCAATGGCGAAACTTAGTGCACAGGCAGTTACTGAAAGTACAGAATTAGATAACCCTCAACAGATGAGCGATACGCTCTTTTCGATCACGCCTACTGTGATCGGTCTGCACACGGTTATCACTGACAGGGTGGCATTACGAATATCCGCTAATGCCTACGCCCAGACAGGGTCACTTGCACAGAACGCTATTGAGAGAAAGAAAGACCAGGACGGTTTGACCGCTATAGACGGCGCAACAACTGCCCTTGGTGGAGCAAACGCCCTCGACTCTGGGGAAATAGCTGCCGCTGCATACAGGATCACCTCGAATACTACCGAGCCTGCTCCTGCCAATGCGCCTATTCACGCTGTTCATCATGGATTTGCACTTAAAGATATCGATGATGAATTGATTGCAGCAGGTGTTGACCAGACTACAGGAGCTCCGCTTACAGGTGGGGTGGCTGTTGAGGCTTACCAGAACAGGTATCGGGGAACAATCGCCGGTGCAAGGCTTTATGAAGACGGCAATATCACTATAAGTTCCAACCTTGCTAAAGGGGGAGTTTTCTCCCAGATGGCACTGGTACTTGTAGAAGGCCGATCTCCATATGTTGAGACCAAGCGAATGCCTGAACTGGGTGGTGGAGCCACAGCTTTGTATCACTATGACGAGTATGCCTACGGAGAGAGATCTTCAGGGAACTGGTTGTATGAAGTACAGGCTGACGCTACTGCGCCAACAAGCTAGTGAATGAATGCAAGGAGAGCAGCATGGACTGAGGCGAGAGGTCCCATCCCGAAAGGATGGGTTATCCATAACCTTAACGGGAATCTGGATGACAACCGCCTTGAGAACCTTGCTGCTATTCCACGCAAAACGGGAAATATATCAGAAGTAATCGCTCCCTACAGGGAACGTATAAAAAAGTTGGAGCTAGAGCTTCAACGGGAGAATAAATAGATATGGCACAAAGTGGGTACGGAAAAATTGAGATATTTGAGGACTTTCTTGCCGGTGAGGACATCGTTGCCAATACAGCAGCGTCCCGAACTTTTGGGAGTTCTGGTTTAAGGGTAATTGGACAGGGAATTGCTGAGACAGACTCAGGTATAACTGTTGGCGAATCTGACGGCCTTAACGGGGTCGGCATTCTGACAACTACCAACGAGGACGCTCATAGTTGCGGAGTCACAACTGGAAAGATTTTCGATGTCGGAAAGATGGCTCCTTTAAATATTGAGTGCAGGGTTCAGTTTCCTGATCTCGATACCAAGGAATTTTATTTTGGCCTGACTGATGTGAATGACGATACAAGCATTCTTGAGGGGAATAATCTTCATGGAGCTTCTACGACCATCACATTAACGGCATCTGATTTGTGTGGATTCTTACTGTCTGCTGAATTAACAGACGATGAGGACTGGCACATGGTCTACAACGGTGGCGATACTACCGGACAGACAACATCCACAAGTATTGACGCTGACGTTGATGCGGTGGCTGGTGAGTATGACGTTTTGAGACTTGAGGTTGCTCCTAACGGGACGGCCAGATGGTACATAAACGGAGCTTTAAAGCAGACCGTAACCGGAGCGGTGTCGACAAGTACAGACCTTGCTGTAATAGCTATGGTAGAAGCAAAAAGTGCTGCAATTGAGTACGCATGGATTGACTATATCGCTATTGAAGCTAACAGGGACTGGACTGAATAGTGCCACTGGTTGAACTGGATTCAACTGATCTTTACGGTCACGAGCCTTGCTGGTATCTCGCAGAGGTAAACCGGCAGGCTCCTGACTATTCTGGTGACAGAAGATACCAGGTCATTACGGTTATCCGTAACGATAAAAGAATGAAATTTGAAAGAGACATAGGGGATGCGAGGCTTTTTGGTGAGGAGTTCCAGTTAATTTGCGGAGCTCCTGACGGCAAGGGCGGCGGTGAGGCCATGTACACGGTTGATGAGGCGATAAGGATGGCACAGGATATGAACCTGCTGCCACCCCCTAAAACGGAGAGAAAACCAAAAGACTGGAACAAGATCTTCTGGGACAACATAGAGGAAAGAAACAAGTGGCTCAAGGGGCAGAGCGTAATTGGCCCCATGCATAAGAAGGAGAGGACCCGTTGACACAGGAAAAGCAATCCATACACGAAATGCTCAGAGATGCTGAAGCAGCCGAAGAGCCAGGAAATATGAAGGCAGGACAGTTTGTTGGTAATTCCGATGGAATGACCATGACTGCTCTTGAGCTTCAGTCTGCCGGTTATGTTTATGTCTATGACAACAGGACCGGAGACAGGTCAATGGTGAACCGCAATATGCTGGAACAACAATTGCAGAAAACCCGTGAAGACGGAAGCTATGTTTTCACTACACAGAAGCCTGACTTTGAAAGGTACTACGGGGAGCTCAAATGCCTTCTGCACCCTGATGATCCCAACAGGAAACTGTACGACAGAATGGGCCTTGCCACCTGTACGAAGGATAACCTCACGGCTTCGCATGATTTAAGAGTACATATGGAAAAACGCCACAGGCGTGAATGGGCAACTATTGACGGTGAGCGACAGGAAGAAGAGAGATTAAGAGACAGGGAGAGGCAGGACAACCTTGCGGAGGTTGTGAAACTTCTTGCGGAACGTGACAGCCGTCCTCAAAGGAGCAGTAAAAATGGCTAAAGGAAATTTCTCACCTATAGCAAGCAGTTTAACGACTCATGCAGTTACAGATTCTGCAACGTCACTTACCCGTCCTGCCGCAGCAGATTACGCTGAAGGATATGTAAGGACTAATTCCGTGGTTGAGACTCGTGACGGCACTGCGCCGACTACGACAAAGGGAAAGCAATGGAGTGCTGGGGATATCATCATTCTTAGATCTGCCGATGAAATAGAGAAGTTTCAGGTGATCAGGGAGAACGCTTCCAATGCCGCAACTATCGACTTTGAATTCTGGAACAAAGCACCAGGAATGAACTAATGGGTATCTATATACCGGCAGGGATTACAACATCTGATATCGGTTCTATCAGCGGTACGGGTGCGGACAACCGCATACCGACGTTTACTGATGCCACTAACATTCAGGGTGAGGCGAACCTTACATTTGATGGGTCTACGCTGGATGTGAATGGCGCACTTGTTGTTGATGGCTCTAATATTTCATTAGACAGTACATCAACCCTTAACATAGATAACTCTAATACATCTAATGGAATAGGCATTGGAACAAACTCATCTGGTACACCAATAAGTATTGGACACTCAACATCTGAGGTAACAGTCAATGACAATTTAGGTGTTACTGGCACGCTAACGATGACAGGCTCTCTTCAAGTAGCAACCATTGACTATACCGATGGTGACCTAGCGATAACTGTCAACGACGGTGGGACAACTACTTTTGCTCAAACTATTACGGCTCCATCTATCGAGGTTAGATGGGATGGAAACCCTGCATTTATAGATTTTACCAATGAAAATTCTACAG